AAAAATCTGGCAGAAAAAGCTTGACAAAACACCCTGAATCAAGTATACTAATTGAGCTGTGAGCGATAACCGCTTGCAGATATCCGGGTGTAGCGCAGTTTTGGTAGCGCGCTTGAATGGGGTTCAAGAGGCCGTGAGTTCGATTCTCGCCACTCGGACCAGACGCATCCCAGACGAACTTTCTTTTTGTAAGTTTGTCTGGGATGTTTTTTTGTTTTTGTTAACGGTTTCTTCTGAAACATTAAAATTGATAACCAGTTCACGGTCACTAACTACCATACTTGTTACGAAAGTGTTAACAAGTCGGCGTCCATACTCCGGTGTACGCTCGGACGGCTCCACCAAGAACTGTTCCAGCAGGAAAAGGTACTGCTCTTTGGTGAATACAACCGGCTTCTCCTTTTCCAGAGCAGAGAGCTGGAAGTTCAGAGTGCGCTCCTGTTCGGTCAGATCATCCAGACGGGCGCACAGCTGCGCATTAGCGGTGCCGTTTTCAATGGCGTCCAAAATGTTTTTACTGCGGCGGCGGACATCGGAAAGGCTCTGTTCGATGGCTACACGTTCGGCGTTGGGCTTTTCAACGTCGGCCTTTTGCACCTCGACCATGGCTTCGGCCAGTGCTTCCATAGATTCCGGCTGCAAGAGGTGATCCACGATGGACTGCATGACCTTTCCTTCCAGATCGTCCTTCGGGATGTTCCGCAGGTGGCAGTCCTTATTGGGGCAGGTGTAGTAGCGGTAGACTTCGCCGGTGGCACTGTGGCCGCTCATACCGCGCATGAGGGAACCACAGGAGCAGTAGAGCTTGCCGGACAGGATGTAGTCCGCTTTTGGTTCATTCTTTGCCTTGAGCTGACGGTTCAGTTTCAACATGGTTTGTGCCCTCTCCCAAAGTTCATCGTCGATAATGGCCGGAATGGCTCCTTCAATGCGCACGTCATACGATTTGCTGATGTACACGCCGCGATAGGCTTCGTTCTGGATGATCCGGGGAATGCTGCTCTTGTTGAAGGGGTTGCCCTGACTGGTGCGCAGTCCTTTGGCGTTGAGCTGTTCAACAATAGACATGGCGGATTCCCCGGCGGCGTAATGCTCAAAGATAAAGCGCACAGTGGGTGCGGTCTTTTCATCAATGACGAACCGTTTGTGCTCGTCCGTTTTCAGGCCAAGGGCGCGGCAACGGCTGATGGCCTGCCCTTTGAGAGCACTTTCCCTCATGCCGCGGCGCATCTTCTCAGCCAGCTCGGCGGAGTAATATTCGGCCAGCGCTTCCATCACGCCCTCAATGATGATACCTTCCGCACCGGAAATGTTGGATTCAGCAGCATAGACGATCTCAACACCGTTGTCACGCAGACGCTTCTTGTACACGGCAGAATCATAGCGGTTCCGGGCGAAGCGGTCTGTTTTCCAGCAGATCACCATATCGAATGCACCCTTGTCGCTGTCAGCAATCATTTGTTGGAATGCCGCACGATCATCGGTCTTGCCGCTGATGTGACGATCCACATATTCTTTCTGGATGGTCATATTGTGCAGGCGGGCGTAGGCCTCGCAGTCCCGGCGCTGGCCCTCAATGGATTGCTCAGTCTGCCCGCTGCCGCCGCTGTATCTGTAATAGGCGACCAGCCGAACCTCGCCGCCCTTGTTGAATTTTCTTTTTGCCATACCTTGAGCGTCCTTTCGAGTAATCGTCTCATTTAACCCGCAGATTAGACGAAAGCGCAACGTGTGAGACGAAAAATCATAAATCGCTGCTGAATTATATAAATACAGTTTCATCTATAGCCCGTCAGGCTTCGGCCCGGCGGGCTTTTTCTTTTTGTAAATTTTACGGAAATAAAGAATAAACGAAATACCAATGAATAAATTGAGGGATTCTCAGAAAATGCTTCAAAAAAGTAATGAGCGCCCGCGTGCTATCCTAACTATCGGAAGGAGAGGATAGCACGCGGGATGTTCCCTTGCTTGACAAGGGAACATCATGGATTCTATTCGCTTACACTTTGGCGGCCTCTGCGCTTTCTGTGTGTTGTGCATGCCGGTTCAAAACGAAGTCTACAGTTTCTTTATCGGATGCAGGAAGGTTGTGATATTTTTCCAGCGCAGATACATCATCAATGGAGAAAGACGGCTTGTCAGAATATGGTTCAATGCGCCCGGCGACAAGAGCGTCCAAGGAGATTCCAAGAAACTGGCATACACGGATCATGTTTTCGACGCGAGTGTTCATTACCCCACGGCGAAGGATGCCGTCAATGGTTGTATAAGGCAATCCGATTGCAACGGAGAAATCTTTTACAGTCCTATATTGTTTCAGGATGTAGGCTTTCAGAAGTTCTTCTCTGGTCATAGTGTAGGCTCCCTTCTTTATTTATATTGTAGTCCTAGAATTAGGAAAAATCAATGCTTTGTATCCGAAAAATAAAAAGAATTTTCTAAAAATAGTATTGAAAGTGTTGACAAATACTAATTCTAGTGCTATAGTGGTCGCAAATACGAAACTTAGGATTGGAGGATGGGACAATGGTATATCCGCTGGCTGAAAAGTATCTGCGTATCAGTGGCAAAACGGTAGAAGAACTGGCGGAAGAAGTCGGGACTTCCCGCAGTACGATGTACTATAAACTGAATGGCGGCTCAGATATGAGCGTGGAAATGGCTATCAAAGTCAAGGCAGCTTTGGGTGCAGAGGAAAGCATTGAAAGGCTCTTTGCGCGTAGCGACGAACCCGAAAAGCAGGAGGGTGGAGCGTATGATTGAGGCTATGACACGACCCCACCGTGAGAGTTACAACGCCGTAATCGACACGGCCAAGGGGATTCTGCAGACTGTCAGAGAGAACAAGAAAAAGCTACCGGATGGTGATTATTCCGGGCTGGAAGCAACGGCAAAGTTCCTGCTTGATGTGCTTGATGTGCATGAAAAATGCCGGATCGTAATAGAGTACGACCCGGCGGAGGAACGCGCGGCGGTATACCGCACGAAACTTGAGGAAAAGCCGCTTGACTTTACTGAGTACCCTATTTGTCCGATCGGTGAATGAGCTTGCACCCAGCGGGAGTGCTGATCCGCTCTGGGTGATTCGTGAAAACTTTAATTGTAGAGCCGACGACGACGGACTGTTCTTCGGACTGGTCGAGCTTATCACTGACGGCGCAACGTTCAACAACAGATAGAGCACTTGCGTCAAATTCAAACAGAACCATTTTACGATGCCTCCTTTCCGTTTTATATGCTGAAATTATATCACGGCGGGGAGGAAAGAGACAACAAACAGGAGGATGGATTGCGTGAAAGCGAAACATAAATACCATGTGAACTCGCCGGAGCTGGAAACCGTTGTGCAGAAAAACGGTTTTCTGTCTGCCCGGAGGGATGCAATTCAAAATAGGGCCTATGAAATGTACAACCTGTACGGAACTATTCGCAGAGTGTTTTTTGAGGGAAAGCGAACGGAACGTGCTGATATGTTGGGAGAGCTGATTCGCCAGCAGGGCGGGAATATCGGAGGAAAGGCAGACCCGGAATCGCCGGATGAACTGCAAGAGCTGACAAAACAGCTTGCCGGTATGGACAGTTTTGAAGAAGTTATCCTGTTCAAAGACAAAGCTGGAACACTTCGCTGGATCAGGCTGAACGGCGAAAAGTGGGTATAAAAAGACCCCTGCTTGGATCAGAAGCAAGGGAAGAAAATGGATGCATCAGGTCAGAGCGTCGATTTCTTTTCCGTCGGTAGTGAACTTTCCGCACTGGTCGCAGAACTGAACGCCGGGAGCAAATTGGAAATGGCTTTTGAAGCGAACACAATCTGGATTGGTGCAGCAGTTCTCATGCTTGATGTTCAGCGGAGAACCACAGGCAGTGCAGAATTTTGAATCTGCGATGGCTACTTTGCCACAACGAGGGCAAAAAGGCATAACCCATCACCTCCTTTCCGTTCTATATGTTCAAATTATAGCACGGCGGGGAGTACAAGCACAACAAGGAGCACGAGGGTATGAGCAAATGGCCGAAAAGATGAAGCCGGACAAGCTGATGCTGGATGTCCGGCAGGCCGACGCCGCGGGGCTGTCCTACGGCAGGTGGAGATTTGAAGAAACCGAGCGTATTCGCAAGGGAAAAGAGATCATCCGCCGTCAGTGCGAAGAACGGCGGCGTCGGCGAGATGAAGCCTTATCTGGCAAGGGCTGAAAGAACACGCCAGAGCGGCCCGCATGGGTAGGCGGTATGTCCGACACCGCCTTTATATGGTGCGGCCAGTGCAGGCGGGGAGCGTCAAGCCCCGCCGCCCGGTGTCAACTCCGGGGCGCACCCCCATATCCGAAAATTTACCTGCAAGCAGAAAGGACAAAGAGTATGGCATATGCATTTATTCACGGAGAGGTCAAGGGCACAGCGGTGCGTCGGTCGAGTTCAAGGGAAACGGGCTTGATCTGCTGGATTTGACGATCCAGATCGTGGGCAGCGTTGTAGCAGAAGTTCCCGAACCGCTTCGTCCGTACGTTATCAAGAAGATTCAGGACAAAATTCCTGATGCGGTGCAGAACGATTTGGAAGCGCAGGGAAAGGCGGCTCCGGCAGAGAAGAAGGAAAAGCCTCCTGTTGGCGAGACGGTAGGGTTCCGCATGGCACGGCAGTTTGCAGAGACAGAGCCGGGCTTCAAGGACTTCATTGTGGCGCTGGCAAACAAACTGCAGAACGGTTGACTTTGAAGGATAGAGCATGAACTGTAATGTGGAAATTACAGCCGTGGGAACGGCTGATGGTCTGGAAGTCAGCATTCACGGCGGTTCGGTTGGCATGATGACGGCGGCAGAGCTTATTG